CAGCTCAGTCGAACGCTCCGCTGGCTGAGTGGGGCTTCGATCTGCACACAGGCGTTCCGCATAACTGGTCGCCATCCGAAGCCACGTTGCTCAGCGTCCATACCTATGCCGCGCCGGCGGCATTCACTGCGTGCATCATCAAACTATGGCTCGACGGGTCGGACTCTGACCCGCTCGGCTGGGGCATGTTCGACGTTCGCATCGACAACCTGCGAGTCGAGGGGACCATCCCTTTTGCGCTTTGGTCGATCGAGAACTGTCTCTATCCGTTTGGCTCGACCACCGCGACCAACGACCAGCCGCTACAAGACGACAAGGCCGGATCTGCTGCGGGCATCCAACTGAAGAACATCACGACCGAGACAGTGCCTCGCTACCGGTCCCGGCTGCTCGGCCGCGATCGCAGCAACACGCCGCACGACATCACGGTCGAGAACGTCACGCTCGGCGGTCACCGCCTGACGACGGCAAACTGGAACCAGTACGTTCTGCAAAACGGACCGCCGTACAACGTGTTCGTCGACGGCCACGCCGTGGATGACCTCGTCCCAGCCGCCGATGGACTGGGAAGGCGCTTGCGGGCCGATGCTCGCAAGATCACCACCACCAGACACCATGGCGAGCTCGTCACCTACCTGTCGAGCGTGCCCGGCGCTCCTGGCCGCAACCTACGCGCGATCGTCCAGCGGAACCGGCTGCAAGCGCTCGGCGCCGAAAGAGAAATCGGGGCCGCCGTGCTTGAGGCGCTGGTATGGCTGCCATTCGACGTTGACCCGGCGCGCGGCGTCGTCGCAGTTGCCATCGGCGACGAGTTGGTCTGCGTGCTGCAAGAAGGTGCGACGGCGATTCGCTGCCGGATCGTCGAGACCGTCAGCGAAGACGCCGGCGGCTTCTTGGTCAGGGTGCAACGGTGACGACCATCGGTAGCGAACGCGACGGCATCGAGTTGCGGCTCGACACGTCGGCACTGTCGGCGGCCTTCACGCTCGGACCGTCGTCGTGTTACTTCTGGCTGCGCACATTCCTGTTCGGCTCGCTGCTGAAGCACCGCACGTACTGGCTGCGAACGAAGTCGACGAGGTTCGGCAGATCCAAAGACAAGTCGCGCGCCATCAAGGTCTGGAGGATCAACGAAGCACCGTTGACGGGCATCCGGCCGAACTGGGTCACCTACCACGTGACGCCGAAGGAGCAGCGCGAGAAGAACGCCGGTCGCGCCGCGGCGCTGCTGCCGACGCTCGCAGGCGTCGCCGGTGCCGGCTCGATCGTGCTGGACGTGCACCAGACCGGCCGGGACATCCGCACGCCTACGTGGATGGCGATTCCGCTGCGAACCCGCGAGCGCAGCCCACGGGCTTGGCGCCAGAGGAACCCAGCGAAAGTGCTGGTCGTGGTGCCAGACCGCCGCAACTCCGGCCGACTGTTCCTGGCGGAGCGCATCCGCTACATGGGCAGGCGCGCGAACGGCGTGCTGCCAAGCGACCCCAAGAAAACCAAGGTCGTGCGCGACAAGCTGCGCCGCCGGTTCCTGCTGCTGAAGTCGGTCGACATGAAGCCGACGCTGAACTTCTACGAGTCCTGGGATGCGCTCGGACCAGAGCGCGCTCAGGAGTTCTCCCGCATCTCCGACCGCATCCTGAAGGACATTGCCCGTGGCAAGCTTGCGTGACCAGATCGCGACCGAGCTCGTCGCACGCCTAGACGCGCTGACCGGATGGGCCGCTACCCTGCGCGGCGGCGACGAGGTGACGAACGTCGCCGTGCTGGCCATCGTTGCCATCCTGGGCGAAAGCAAGCGGCCACGAGATTCGCTGATGTACGCGTGCACGCTGCAGCTGGGCGTGCTGATCCGCGGCCGGCACGAGGACGCCGACCCGACGCTCGACGGCTACAATCCGGTGCGCTACATGGATCGATTAGTCGCGACTGCCGAGCGCGCTGTGCACGCGTCCCCGTGGCAGAACGAAGCGCTGATATCGATCACCGGGCACACCGTCGATGCAAGCGAAGATCCCAACGTGTTCGAAGCGACTTTGACGCTGACCGTCGACTATCGGCACAACTTCGACGACCCGGACCAGTACGCGCCGGGATACGTCCCGTGACCATTGCGCCGGAGTTTCTGCCGTCGCCCGGACGCGTCAGCGTCGAGGTGTTGGACACGACGCAGCGGTCTGTCACTTGGCGATCTGGGAAGCTCCTGCGCACCAGGCAGACCGACCCATCGAATCGGCCCAGACGGTGGGACCTGTCCTACGACAGCTGCAACGGCGCTGTCGCCGACGCGATCCGCCAACACTTTCAGCAGCACAGACTCGCCGACTTCGCTTGGTCGCCGCCGGGGGCATCATCCCCTGTGCGGGTCATGCATCGCGAGCCTCCGTCGATCGACTGGGACAGCTCGACGACGGCGACCGTCCGCGTCTACCTCGAAGAGCTCCTCGCGTACGCCTAGCCAACCACCCCAACATGCCTCTGACTCGCAAGCAGCAGATTCTTGCCAAGATCGAAACCAGCTTAGGCGTCGACGCCACGCCTGGCGCTTCCGACGCCGTGCTCGTCTACGATCCGACGATCGCCGACGACGTCGCCACGACGGATCGCGTGCCAGCCGGCTCGACGCTGTCGCGGGACTTCGTGCCGATCGGCCGCAAGTCGCGCACCATCACGTTTACCAGCGATCTGCGCGGGTCGGCCGACACCTCGATTCCAGTCACGGTGCCGGAGTGGGGCACCCTGCTGACGGCCAGCGCCTACAAGTTCGTGCAGCCTGTCACCATCCCGGTGTCGGCGCTGACGGGGACCGGATTTCAGGTCGGCGAGATCGTGCAGAAGGGCTCGACCATCCGCGGAATCGTCATCGGTCTGTTCGTCGGCGGTGTGCTGACGTCGCGTCTGACCGCCTCCGGCAACGTGATCGTCTGCCCGATCCAAGGCACGTGGACCAGCTCCGGCACGGTCACCGGCGAAAGCAGCGGCACCTCGGCGACGATCGGAACCGTCGTCAACTACGCCGGCCTGTCGTACGTGCCGACCAGCCAGAATCTGATCAACGTCACCACCGGCGCGTGGTCTCCTTTGGTGCCGGCAGTGGGCGACGTCCTGCGCGTGCGCAGCGGGACGGTCGTCGTCGGATTCGTCCAGGTCATCGCGGACAACTCCGCCGGCGCGTTCACGAACCTGGACGTCACACTGCTGTCGGGAGGCATCGCCAACGGCAACGTGCTGGCGACCGGCGACACGGTCGGCAATACGGCCACGATCAACGCGTCGCCGACGATGATCCGCACGCCGTCGCTGACCATCCGGCACAACCTCGACGGCCGCCAGCGCGGCCTGGTCGGGGCTCGCGGCGACTTCGAATTGCGCGGCGAGGCCGGCGGGCCGATGACCTTCAACTGGACGTTCACCGGAGACCCAGGCACCAGCGTCGACGCGCTGCCGGTGGCGACCGCCGGCCTGAGCAGCATCCGCCCGCCACGACTGCTTGGCGCGATAGCCGCCTACGGACGGACCGTCAACGTGCCCAACGGAGACACGGCCGTCGACTTCGTGCGCCTGCCGACGAAGTCGGTCGGCCTGCAGGCCGGCAACACCATCTCCCCCAACCTCGACGCCAACTCCGCCGGCGGGTCGACCGGCGCCAACGTCACCGACCGCGACCCGCAGCTGTCCGCCACGGTCGACCAGATCCACAGCGCGTTCGACTGGGAGAGCTTCCGCGACAATGCGCTTGCCGTCCGCATGGCGATTCTGGCCGGCACCACGCCGGGCCAGATTTGCGGCTTCGTCGCGCCGAACTGCCAAGTGCTCGAGGTGGCCAACTCGGACGCCGACGGCGTCGCCGCGTGGGACCTCAACATGCGGCCGCGGCGCGTCCTCGAGGGCGGCGAAGACGAGATCGTCATCTTCCAACTCTGACCATGGGCTTCTCACTCATTCCGTCGCGGCCGTTCACCTACACGCTGGCACGACACCTGGCCGGCGCCGAGGGTGTGGCGACGTTCCGCCTGCGCTACCTCAGCTCGCGCGTCTTTGCCGACCTGCTCGAGATGATGAAGACGGACGCCGCGAAGGCGTTCTACGTCGTCGCCAGCGTGGGCTTGGTCGGCTGGTCCAACATCACACGCGACGACGAGCCAGCTGCGTTCGTGCCCGCGCGCGACGGAAAGCGCCTGGTGCACGGCATCGAGGTAGAGGGCGGCGCGTCCGCCGAGTCGCTCGACGCGCTTCCGTACGAGGTGATCGTCGAGCTCGCGCAGAAGATCATCGAGGCCAACCAGCTCGACCGCGACACCGTAAAAAACTGATCCTCGCCGCCGCCGCTCTACTCGACTGCCGCGGCGGCGGGATCTGCGGCCACGAATGCCCACACCGCCACAAGCACGACGTCGCCGACTGCACCGGGCCGCCGCTTGGTCCGTTGGTCATCGCGTGTCCGACGTGCGCGGGCAAGGACAGTGGCTGCGTCGAGTGCGGCGGGACCAATCGCGTCGAGATACCTGGCTGCCCGCGGCAGCGCGTGACGGCGCAGCACGAGGCGGCGATCCACGCGACTCTGCAGATGGAGCGGGGCATTTTGCCGGCGTCGGGAGCATGGTTGGACCAGTCGGCGACGTTCGTCGACGCGTTCCCCGTGCTGCAGAACGAGCTGGGACACTGGCGGCAGATCGCGAGCAAGCACGCGACCCAGGAGTGATCGATGGCCGCCGTTGAAAAGCGCGTGCTCGAGATCCTGGCCAAAGTCACCGACCAGGCCAGTCGACCGCTGCTGGCGATCGGTCAGGGCGTCAAGAAGGCGTTCGGCGACGGCGCGCGGCAGGGCGTCGAGTTCGCCAAGTCGATCGTCTCAGTCCGAACCGCGGTGACGGCACTGGTCGGCGGCTTCGCTGCGTTCCGCGGCGGCCAGTTCGTCAACGGCATCGCCGCCAGCGTCGACGAGCTGGCGAAGCTGGCGCGCGGCACGGGCTCGACGGTCGACCGCCTGCAGACGCTGCAGAACGCGTTCAAGCTGTCCGACATCGAGGGCGACCGGTTCCGGGCGCTGCTGGCCAGTCTGACGAAGTCGGTCGGAACGGCGCTGACCGATGGCACGAGCAAGGCCGCGAAGCAGCTCGGGCAGCTCGGCCTCACGTTCGAGGATCTGCGCACCTCCGACCCGGTGAAGCTGTTCGACCGTCTCGCCGGCAGCTTGGAGCGCTTCACCACGCCGCAGGAGAAGGCCGCGGCCATCGTCGAGATCTTCCCGAAGATGGCCGGCGAGGTCGAGCTGCTCGTCGACGTGCTCGGCCAGGGGCAGGCGAGCTTCCGCAACCTCGTCGCGACGGCGGAGTTCTTCGGCGGCACGCTGACGAAGGAGGCGACCGACAGCGTGGTTCGGTTCAACGGCGCCATGGACCTGCTGAAGCTGTCGATCGACCGCGTCGGCCGCTCCGCCACCGTGGCGATTGCCGATCGCCTAGCGCCGGTGATCGAGCGCATCGCAACGTTCGTCGCCCAGAACGGCGACCGGATCGGCGACGCGATCGGCCAACTGGTCGCCAGCATCTCGCAGTTGGTACTGCTGGTGTCGGCGGCGTTCATTCGCTTGGCGGCACTCCTGCAAAGCAACGGCGAACGGATCATCGAGACGATCGAATCGATCTGGGTCGTCGGTCAGCCACTGGGCAAGCTGTTTCGCGACTTGTTCGACGCGCGGTCGATCGTGCCAGGCGCGCGCGCGTTGCGCGACGAGATGGAGCAGGTCGCCAACCAGGTGGCCAGCGCGCGCACCGAGACGACGCGACTGATGCAGGTCCGCGACCAGATGGCGCGGCTGCCGGGCGAGTTCGGGGCCGAGCAGCAGGCCCAGATTGCGCGCCAGATCGAGGAGACCGAACGGCAGCGCCTGACCAACTACGAGCGCCTGCTCGATCTGCAGGAGCAGTTCAACCAAGCGCAGCAGCGCGGCGGCGGTGCGACAAGTGGCGACGAGGTCGGCCGGCAGATGCGAGCGGCCGAGCTGCGCCAGACGGCCGCGACGCTCGGCTCGTTGGCCAACTTCGACAGCCTGCCGAGCCCGCCGACCGACCTCGCTCCGATCGTCAAGGCACTGTTCGGTGCCGACGGCGTCGCCGGCGTCGAGCAGAAAACCCGGACGTTTATCGACGGCGTCTCTGACGGTCTGGACCGTGTCGCGCAGCGGTGGACAGACTTCGGCGCCGCCGGCGAGGAGGCCGCGATCCGGATCGTCGACGGCGGCCTGAACGGCCTGACCGACGCGTTCGCCGACATCGTCACCGGGCAGAAGTCGGCGAAGGAAGCGTTCCGCGACCTCGCGAAGACCATGCTCGCCGAGCTGGCGCGCATCATCGCGAAGCTGCTGATCATGCGCACGCTGCAGATGTTCCTCGGCCCGAGCGCCGGCGTCGGCGCGACGTTCGAGACTGGCGGCGTCTACCCCGGCGAGATGCAGGGCACGGTGCCGTTCCGCAAGTTCGCGATGGGCGGCGTCGTCAAGCGTCCGACGCTCGCGCTGTTCGGCGAGGGCTCGGCGAGTCGCGGCGAAGCGTTCGTGCCGCTGCCCGACGGTCGCCGCATCCCGGTCGCGCTGTCCGGTGGCGGCGGGTCGACGATGAACATCACGATCCAGGCCATGGACGGCGCCGACGTGACGCGCGTACTGCTGCAGAACCGCGGCACGCTGCGCGCGGTCTGGCAGCACGACGTCTCGCGCGTGCGCGCGGTGCGGCAGAACGTCGCGGGGGCGGCCCGGTGACCACAGGAGACCCAATGCAGGCCGACACGATGCGGGCGCCGCGGGCGCGTTTCTCGATCCAGTGCCTCGACGCCGCCGGCAACGAGCGGTGGACCGAGACCGTCGACAACCTGGTGCTGAACGCCGGCAAGACGGAGATCGTCGACAAGTTCCTGAAGGCCGCAAGCTACACGGCCTCGTGGTTCCTGCTGCTGAAGGGCACGGGCACGATCGCCGCCGGCGACACGCTGGCGACGCACGCAGGCTGGACGGAGCTCCAGCCGTATGCCGGCAGCAACCGCCCGGCGATCACCTGGGGCACGACCTCGGCCGGCAGCAACACGTCGACGACCGTCGCTGTCTCGATCAACGCGACGGCCACCGTCGCCGGCGCCGGCATCTGCAACGTGCAGACCGGCACGTCGGGCGTTCTCTACAACGCCGCCGACTTCGCCACGGCGCGCAACGTCGTCTCCGGCGACACCCTCAACGTGACCGTGACCATCTCGGTGACCTGATGGCCGACAACGTCGTACTGCCGGGCACTGGCGAGACGATCGCCGCCGACGACATCGGCGGCGTGCTCTACCAGCGCGTCAAGCTGACGCACGGCGCCGACGGCGTGGCGCACGAGACGTCGAACAACAACCCGCTGCCGGTCGACGTCACCGAGGGCGAACTGCTCGAGCAGCTGTCGGCGCTGCGTCACGCGATCCAGAGCCTGACGCGGTCGATCGGCCTCGCACTGCCGAACGCCGTCGGCCAGCCCATCATGGAGGCGCGCCAGGCCACCGCCAGCAACCTGAACGCGACCGTCTCGATCGCCGGCAGCCAGACGCTGGCGACCGTCACCACGGTGTCGACCGTGTCGACGTTGACCAACCAGGCGCAGATCGGCGGCATCGCCGCCAACGACTACATGCCGGCGCTGCTGCACCTGCAGGCCGACAACCTCCGCCGCAACATCTCGGTGACCTGACCATGCCCACCACCAACGGAAATCGCCCGATCCTCGACATGAAGCGCTGGGAGGCGTGCGCGCCGGCGCCGGCCGCCACTGCGGCGGCGCAGTTCGTGGTGTCCTCCCGTCACTTTCGCCAGCAGCAGATGTTCGTTCGGTCGAACACCGAAGCATGGATGTACCATCCAACCGAAGACTCGTGGATCGCCCTGGCGTCCCCAGGACTGGCAGGCACGTTCGGCGCCGGCGC